AGTAGCGGCTGGTCTTGGTCTTGACCAGGGTGGCGCGGCGGTTGACCAGGTCGACCTCGGGCCACTCGAGCGCGACGGCCTCGGACACGCGGGCGCCGGTCTGGTGCATGAACAGCACCAGGGCGGCAAGGTGGTCGAGCTGATCGATGCTGCACTGGCGCAGGAAGGCAAACATCCAGACCGGCGAGGCCGGCGACCGGCGGCGGGGCTTATCGACCTTGAAGCTGCGGATGCGCAGCAGCGGGCACCAGCCGCGATCGTAGGCGTGGCTCAGCACGGCGCGGGCCGGCGTGATGGCCTGGCGGTTGCGGGTGGCGCCGGACTGTTCGGGAAACAGCTCTGTCGCCATCTGGCGGATGTCGAACGGGGCGATCTCGCCCAGCGGCCGATCTCCGAACCAGGCGATGATCGGCGGCAGGTAGCGTTGCTCGCCGCCGTGCTCGAGGTAGCTGAGCGCGGCGGTGCGGAAGGTGCGCCCGGTATTGCGGGCAACGGCAAATAGTGGTGTGACAGCGTCAGCCATCTGAACTCTCCAATAGTTCGGTTGGTCAGGGCGCGTCGCGGTGGTGCAAACACCTCGGCGCGCTCGCTTTTGATGGCGCCCGCACAATGAGGCGGAAAAGAGTCCGCTGCCGCAAAGACATAACGGCGAGGTAACGGGCGATGAGCGTTGAAAGCGCGGCCGACCGGGCGGCGTTTCTGGCCGACTGGGGCGTGGGCGTGAGCTGGGTGGTGGGGGTCACCACCTCGTCGCTGACGGGGATCCTGCACGCGGGCACGGTGCGGGTGGAGGGCGAGGACGGCAACGGTGTGCTGAACGCCCGGGCCAGCCTGCAGGTGCGCTCGGCCGATGTGCCGTCGGGTGGCGGCTACGGCGATGCGGTGACAATCGAGGCTGTGGCCTACACGGTGAAATCGATCGAGCCGGACGGCACGGGGATGACGGTCGTGCTGCTCGAGGAGGAGGTGTGATGCCCACGCATGCGCGGCAGCAGGTGCGGGAGGCGGCCGTGGCCGACCTCACCGGGCTGGTGACGACCGGAGCGAACGTGTTCACCGGCCGGGTGGCGCCGCTGGCGGCCGCCGAGATGCCGGGGCTGAGGATCGCGCTGCGCGAGGAAACCAGCGAGTGGGATGCCATGGGCACCATGGCGCGAACCGGGCGGCTGATCGTCGAGGGCTGGGCGCAGGGCGGAGACGGGCTGGAGGACACGCTCGACCTGATCGCGGCCGAGGTGGAAACGGCGCTCTACGGGACAACGCCAGACCTCCAGGCGCTGCTACAGAACATCGGTACGCCGACGACCGCGATCGACCTGCCGGAGCCCGAGCAGGGCGTGGCGCGGCGCACCGGCGTGGTGCGGATGATGTTTCCGGTGGTGTACCGCACCGCCGAGGGCGACCCAACCGATATCGTCTAGGGGGCAGGCCCCTTCAAATCCGACCCCTCATCTGCCCTTCGGGCACCTTCTCCCGCAAAGGGGAGGAGGAGGGGACTTTTCTGGCGAAAGGAACGACACGATGACGACCTACCGGGGCAATGCCGGAGTACTGAAGGTGGCCACGAACGCCGTGGCCGAGCTCACCGGGTTCACCATCTCGACGACGATCGGGATGCTGGACGACACGGCGCAGGGCGACTCGGCCCGCACGCACATGGATGACGGGCTGCCCGACTTTTCGGGCACGCTGCGCGGCCACTACTTCCCGACCGACACCGCGCAGACGGCGATTGTCGAGGGGGCGGACCTGGCGCTCGAGGCGTCGCCGATCGGCACCACCACGGGACTGGTGAAGCTCACCGGCAACATCATCATCACGGGACTGACGATCACCTCGAACAATGGCGAGGTGGTGGGCTTCGAGGCGAGCTTCCAGGGGACCGGCGGGCTGACGCGCGGCACGCACTCGTGAGCGCGCTGGACAAGATCAGGGCGCACGGCAACACCGGCGGCGGCGTCGTTCTGGTGCCGGAGTGGGGCGACCCGGACGCGCCGCTCGAAATCCACTTTCGCCGGCTGTCGCTCAAGGACCTGGCAGAGGCAGCGCGGGCAGCGCCGGACAACCCGGTGCGGCAGAATGTCGAGCTCTTCTGTCTGATCGCGCAGACGCCAGACGGTCGGCCGCTGCTCAGGCGCATCGACGCGCTGACGCTGATGGACGAAGCGGACCCTGCGGTGCTGGCGCGCGTAATGCGCGAGATGGGGATCGTGCGCACGGCGCAGACCGAGGCCGACCTCGCAAAAAACTGAGGGCCGATCCGCTGACGGTGGAAATCTTTCGGCTGGCGGATCGGCTGCACAAGACGCCGGAAGAAATCCGGCGCGACTTCAGCGTCGAGGAATTCGAGGCTTTCATGCTGTTTACCCGGATCAAGGACGAACTGTGAAATGAGCGACTTTCTCGTCAGGCTCAAGGCGCAGAACAGCACCAAGCCCGCCTTCGGCGACGTGGTGAAAGACGCCAACGCAGCGGCGAATGCGATCGAGGCCAGCGGGCGCCGTGCGAGCGGTGCCATGCAGCTAGTCGAGCGCAGTTCGCGGATGGCTGCGTTCCAACAGCGGAACCTGGCGTTTCAGCTCAACGACGTGGCGGTGTCGCTGGCGGGCGGAATGAATCCGCTGATGGTGTTTGCCCAGCAGGGCAGCCAGATTGCGACGATCTACGGTCCCGACGAAGGCGGTGTCGGCAGGGCTCTCAAGGAAACCGGGAACCTGGCGCTCGGGCTGGTGACGAAGTTCTGGCCGATCGCGGCGGCGGTTGGGGCGGGAACAGCGGCGATTGCGGGCATGCAGGCGGAGATCAACAAGGCCAGTGACGTGCAGGTGAGCTTCGGCGACGTGGCCCTTGCGACCTGGCAGGAGTTCTCGGCCAACATCTACGAACTGGTCGAGCCGGCCATTTCTGCGGTCTCCAGCTGGATCGGCGGCGCATGGCAGGTGGCTTGGCCGATTCTCAAGGACTTCGGCAACGGCATCGTCGGTACGTTTGTCGGAGCGTTCGACGCCAGCAAGCAGATCTGGAGCGCGTTCCCGTTCGTGATGGGAGACATTACCATTTCGACCGCAAACAATGTGATTGCCGGGATCGAGGGGATGATTAACGGCGCTATCGGGCTCGTAAACGACTTCAAGTCGTCGTTCGGTTTCGAGGGAAATATCGGCGCTGTCGGCATGGGCCGCTTCGAGAACCCCTACGAAGGCGCCATCTCGGGGCTGGGGGAATCGGTGTCGTCGGCGTTCGGCGGCGCTTTCGGGGTGGATTACCTGGGCAGCGCGTTCGACGCGATAGGTTCGCGGGCCAAGGACCTAGCAAAAGCGCGCGAGGAGATCGACGCCGTGAAGTCGTCGGCCGGTGCGGCGGCGAAGAGCATTGCCGACATCGGCGCAGCTTCGGCTGGCGCGGCCGCGGACCTCGGCAAGAACATGAAATCGTCGTCCGACATGCTGTGGAGTTTCGCGGGGGAGGCATCGAGCCTACTCGGCCAGATGTTCGAGGGCAACAAAACCGCCGCGATTGCGCAGGCGGTACTGTCGGCCGGCGAGGGCATTGCGCGCACGATGGGCGCCTATCCTTTCCCGTTCAACCTGGCGATGGCGGGCCTGCATGCGGCCGCCGCCGTGCAGCAGATTGCCAGTATCCAGTCGACGACCAAGAACAGCACTTCGGTCGGTGCTGTGCCCAGCGCTGGCGGTGCCGCCGCGCCCAGCGCCACGCCGGGGCAGGGGGTGACCATCGTGCTCCAGGGCAGTCGCAGCTCGATGACGACGCTGGGGCAGGTCGAGGAAATCTTCAACGGGCTCAACGACTACCTCGGTGCGCAGGGCAAGGCGCTGAGCGTCGTCTACAAGGGGGCCTGACCGATGGGCATTTTCCTCTCGCCCGGGCTGATCATCACCCCGACCATCAGCAAGCCGCACTATCCGCGGATCGGCTGGGACAACCAGGTGACCGCGAGCAACGTCAGCGCTGCCAGTGAAACGACGTCGGGGCCGGCGACCAACCTCGCCAACCCTGACACGGTCGGTGGATGGATCAGCGGCTCGACCGCCGAGCAGCTGGTGACGGTGACGGGGCTCACCGGCGAAAGCGACTACATCGGCATCGCGCGGCACAATCTCGGATCGACAGGCGCAACGGTTTCCGTCGAGGGACTGACGGCCGAGAGCAGCCCCTCGTGGGTCGAGGTGTTCGAGGGCGCGCTGTTCGCCGATGATGCTCCGGTGGTGCTGCAGTTTGACAAAGACTTCTACACCGGGCTGCGGGTGCGGATCATTCCGGACGGTACGGCGCCGCGGGCCGCAGTGCTTTACGCCGGGGAACTGCTGGCGATGCAGAAGGGGCTGCAGCCGGGGCACACGCCGCTGTCGAAAGGGCAGGACACCGAGATGGCCACGGGGCGTTCGGAATCGGGGGAACATCTCGGCGCCATCGTTGTCGGCCAGTCGCTGAGCAGCCGGGCCGATTTTCGGCTGCTGACGGCCGCCTGGTACGCGGAAAACATGGCGCCGTTCATTGCCGCCGCAAATCTCGGGGCGCCGTTCTTCTTCGCCTGGGATCCGGCAAACCACCCCGAAGACGTGGCCTATTGCTGGCTGACGACGCCCGCGCGGCCGGTGCTCAACCAGTTCACCCATCACCATGACATCAGCCTCGCGCTCGGAGGGCTGGCGCTGTGAGTTTTTCGGCGCGGCAGGGCCTGACCTATGTCGAGATCGGGGTTGAGACATGCCCGCTCGTCTATGGCACGGATCCGTGCGAGGCGGCGGTCGGGGTGACCGGCGACACGCGGTGCTTCAACACACGCGCGACCTGCCAGGACGCGCTGAACTTCGCGCTGCAGGATCACCCCGAGGGAGTGGCGACCTACGTCGCGGCGTCCGAGGCCAGCTCACCCGGATCTGCGACGGTGACGTTCTCCGCCATGTCGATCGGCGCTGTGGCCGGAGAGGGCGACACGCGGTCGGTCGCGGTGGGGGTGACGGCCTGGCGCTCGGCCGGCGCGGTGTCGCTCACCTCGGCGACGATCGGCGGGGTGGCGGCGACCATCGTCAAGACGCAGGCCTCGGGCGGCATTCTTGCGGCGCTGATCTGGGCCGAGGTGCCGACCGGCACGACGGCCGACGTGGTGTGCGTGTTTTCGGCCCAACCGAGCGAAGCGGCGGCGACGACGCACCGGCTGCTCAATGCCGAGCCATCCGACCAGTCGGGCAGCAGCGCCACTGCGCCGGCGCCCTCGACGACGGCGATCGATGCGGCGGCCGACTGCTCGGTGATCGGCGTCGTCGCGAGCTACCTGATGTCGACCACCAGCTGGTCGGGGCTCACCGAGCGGGTCGACGACGTGGTGACCTCGCTGCGCTACAGCGTGGCCGATCTCGGCTTCGCCGCGGCCGACGACGCGCTGACGGTGACGGCGACGCAGACCTATGCGGCGCGCACGGCGCCGACGCTGCAGGCGACGTTTGCCGGGCCGCGCGCAGACAGCGGGGCCTACGTGCAGTTTACCGGCCTTGCGACCGGCGACCTGCTGCTGGTGGCGATCGCACGGGCGGGCGGCACCAGTGGCTCGACGCCGACCGACTGGACGCTGCTGTTCACCGCCGACAACAACGGGGCGCGCATCGACCTCTACCGGCGCACGGCGCTGTGGAGCGGCGGCACGACGCTCAATGTCGAGTTCGACAGCAACCTCCGAGACTACGGCGTCGGCCTCGTGGTGCGGGGTGTGTCCGACGTGGCGTTCATCCGGCAGACCGAGGCGACGAGCGGCACCAGCACAACGTCGCCGGTCGCGCCCGGGGCGACCACCGACATCGACAACACGCTGGTGATCGACATCATCAGCCGGCTGACCGACATTTCCGGGGCGCAGTTCTCGGCCTGGACCAATTCGGACCTCTCGAGCTACGGCGAGAACTTCGACAACGGCACGACAAACGGCTCTGGCTCGGGCATCGCGGTGGCCTCGGGCCTCAAGGCGGCGGCCGGCGCGGTCGGATCGTCGAGTGCGACGCTCGCCAACGCTTCGGCCTATGTGGGGATCAAGCTCGGCATTGCGCCGACCGACAATTCCGATTCGAAGATCGCGCTAGCGGCGGCATCGTTCGAGTGGACGCGGCCGACGCGGACAGATGTCGAAACCGTGCTGCGCTTTGCCAAGGCGAGCGACTACCGGCCGGTGGGCATCGAGGCGATTCCCAACATCGTCGCGGTCGACTTCACCCCGGCGACGATCGCGCCGGGCGAGGACCTGGGGACGCGCGCGGTGCTGCGGGTGACGTTCAAAGACCACCCTTATTCGGACACCGGCGACGGGTTCGACCCCTACTACTCGACCCGCTCGTACGATCCCTACCAGCAGGGATCGTTCTGGCCGAAGTTCCGGGCCCGGCAGCCGTACCTCAGGGGCGAGCCGCTGACCTGGTACCAGGGGTTCCTCGGCCAGGAACTGAGCGAAATGGAGACCCGGCACTTCGTGGTCGAAAGCTTCGACGGGCCGACGCCCGACGGCAGCTACACCATCATCGCCTACGACGCGCTCAAGATGCTGGACGGCGACCGGGCGCAGTGCCCGGTGATGAGCCAGGGGCGGCTGTCGGCCGACGTGCTGGTGGGCGCCAGCAGCCTGACCGTGACGCCCTCCGGCATCGGCGAGGACTACCCGGCCTCGGGGCACGTGGCGATCGGCGGCAAGGAGATCGTCAGTTTCACCCGCTCGGGCGACACGTTCACGATCACCCGCGGCCAGAAGAACACCACGGCCGCGGCGCACACGGCCGGCGACCGGGTGCAGCTGGTCAAGACGTTCGATTCGATGGACCCGGCCGACATCATCGCCGAGCTGATGGAGGACTACGCCAGCGTGCCGGCAGCGTGGATTCCGCTGGCCGACTGGCAGGCCGAAACCGGCGCATACCTCAGGCGCAATTTCACCGCCGACATTGCCGAGCCGGTGGGCGTGCAGCAGCTGGTGGCGGAGCTGATGCAGCAGGCCGGGCTGTCGTTGTGGTGGGACGACGAGGAGGAGCAGGTCCGCCTGCGCGTGTTGCGCCCGATCGCCACCGACGCCGCCCTCTATGATGAGACGCTGTACCGGCAGGGGACGATCGGCATCCGCGAGCAGCCCGACAAGCGGGTGAGCCAGGTATGGGTGTCGTTCGGGCAGATCAACCCGCTGAAATCGATCGAGGACCGCGACAACTACCGCTCGACGCTGGTCGAGATCGATGCCGATGCCGAGCTCAACTACGGGCAATCCAAGATCAAGAAGATCTACAGCCGCTGGATCGCGCAGGGCGGGCGCACGGCGGCCGAGCGCGTGGCCGGGCTGCACCTCAGCCGCTACGCGACGCCGCCGCGGCTCCTGAACTTCGGGCTGTTCCGGGGGGCGCAGACGACACCGCGGCTGGGCGACGGCTGCCAGGTGAGCCACCGGGTGCTGCAGGACGCGACCGGCGCGCGCGTGCAGCTGCCGGGCCAGATCGTCAGTTGCCGGCCGATGCTCGACGGGTTCACCCTCAATGTCGAGGAGTTCAACTTCGGAACGCTCGGCGAGGAGGACCTGGCAGACCGCCAGATCACCATCGACGCCAACAGCTACAGCCTCGACCTGCGCGCCCTGCACGACGATCTCTACCCAGATCCGCGCACCGGCGACACGGTGACGTTCGTCATCGAGCAGCACGTGGTGGTGGGCTCGGACTCGACATCGACGCCGGCGGTGGACGTGGGCACCTGGCCGACGCAGGCGGCGACCGGCAACCGCACCAGCGGCTCGGCGGTGATCTCGTCGCTGTCGATCGACACGGCGCTGCTGGCCGTGGGGCTGCGCGTGAGCGGCACGGGCATCCCGGCGGGCGCAACCATTGCGACGATCGACAGCTCGAGCCAGATCACGCTCAGCGCCAATGCCAGCTCGAGCGGCACCGGCGGGGCGCTGACGTTCGCGCTGGTCAACGTGGTGGTGATCAACCGCGGCACGATCAGCGGGCGCGGCGGCGACGGCGGCACGGGGCGCAGCGAGGGCAGCGACGATCCGCCCTCGGGCGAGCGCAACGGCGGCCCGGGCGGAACCGGGCTCTACTGCCGTTATCTCATCACCTACACCGACACCGATGCGCGCACGCAGGGCGGCGGCGGCGGCGGGGCAGGGGGCAGCTGCGCCGATCTCGGCGGGCATCGCGGCGGGGGCGGCGGCGGCGGCGCGGGGTTCCCGGCCGGCGCCGGCGGCATCGGGCCGGGGAACGGCGAGGACGGGCAGGCCGGCACGCTGACGGAGGGCGGCGCCTACGGGCGGAGCTACACGAGCTCGACGTTCTGGAGCGCCCCGAGCCTCAAGGACGGCGTGCACGGCGGCGACGGCGGAGATGCCGGCACGGCAGGCGACGACGATGCCGGCGGCTACGACCTCGCGGGTGGCAGCCCCGGTGCGGCCGGCACCGCGATCGACGGCATCAGCTACATCACGGCCAGCGGCGCCACGGGCACGCGCGCCGGGGCACAGGTCAACTAGGAGACGACGATGGCGACCTACGCGCGCTGGGAACGGCCGGCGCTGATCGAGAATGCCGCGGGTTACCTGGTGCTCTCCGACAACGTCTACTGCGAGGTGCGCACCGAGGCGGCCGGCAACGCGCTGGCCGACCTGTTCGAGGACCGCGACGGGGCGACGCCGCTCGCCAACCCATTCCTCGCGGCCGACGGCGTGCCGGCGTTCCACGTCGCCGGCGGCAGCTACCAGGTGCGGTTCTACAAGACCGGCTATGACGAGACGTTCCGCTACCAGGCGGTTGGGACGGCGGCCGAGCTCGATGCCGAAAACGTGGTGCTGGTGGGCGAGGCGCGCGAGCTGCTGAGCGCAAACCGGACCTACTACGTCCGTTCGGATGGCAGTAACAGCAACACCGGCCTGGCCGACACCAGCGGCGGGGCGTTCCTGACCATCGCCAAGGCGATGGACGTCATCAAGACGATCGACTTCAACGGCTACACCGTCACCGTTCAGGTGCGCGACGGCACGTTTGCCGGGTTCACCGTGCCGGTGACGGTGGGGCAGGCCGGTGTCGCCAACCTGGTGATACAGGGCAACTCGTCGACGCCTGCCAACGTGGCGATCACCTCGGCGATGACGCTGGGCGCCGCGGCACGGGCGACGATCAAGGACTTGGCGATCACCTCGGCGGGCAATGGCCTGGTGGTCGACGGGGCCGGCGCGGTCTGCGCATTCAGCAACATCGAATTCGGGGCCTGCACGGCCGCACAGATCTATCTGGCGAGCGGTGCGATGGCCACGATGACGGGCAACTGCTCGTTTACCGGGGCGAGCGGCGAGCGCGTCTGGGCACGGTGGGGCGCGGTCTACATCGAGGAGTTCCGGACCTGCACCTACGTGTCGACGCCGTCCTACTCGGTCGCGAACATGTACATCCTGAGCGGTGCGACGGTGTCGGCGGCCGTCTCGACACAGAGCGGCTCGGCCACCGGCGTGCGGTACATCGTGTCGGGCAATGCCCTGCTCGAAACCGGTGGCGGCGGCGCGAGTTTTTTCCCGGGCGACAGTTCCGGTTCTACCGCGACTGGCGGGCAGTACACCTGATCACCAGCCTTTGCGCGGCTGGTCTCGTGGCCGTGGCGGCGCTTTCTTTTCTGGTTGTGCAGCAGTGCGGCGCACCAGTGCATGGATACGCAGCAGTAACGCGATGATCACCGCCAGCCCGACCAGCTGAAGCAACTGTTCCAATTGATTGGTCTCCAATCGAATTGCGGCTGTGTCGCTAATGAACGTCAGGCACTAAACAGTGACGGCGGCGACACGTCAACTCAACAGGAGGGCGCGATGCCCGTCATCCTCTATCGCAGCTGGCGGGATTTCCCGCTGGCCGAATGGCGCTGGCCGAATTTCTCGCCCGAGGAACTGGCCTGCCGCGGCACCGGGCAACTGATGATCGATCCGCCGTCGCTCGACAGGCTGCAGGCGTTGCGCGGCGTGCTCGGCGTGCCGATGGTGGTGCTGTCGGCCTATCGCAGCCCGGAGCACAACCGGGCGGTGGGTGGGGCCAAGCACAGCCAACACCTCTATGCGCGGGCGTTCGACGTCGCCATGGCGAACCACGACCCGGCCGCATTCGAGCGGGCGGCGCGGGCGGTGGGGTTCACCGGGTTCGGCTATTACCCGCGGCAGGGGTTCATGCACATTGACACCGGGCCCGTTCGCCAGTGGGGCACGCCGTTCCCGCCCCGGCCGAAGACGCGCCCCGTCGAGACCGCGCCGGCCGACCTGCCCGAGGAGCAGCTCGAGGCAGACCTCGCGCCGGATCGATTCCCGCCCGAGCAGAAGAAGCCGAGCGTGATCGAAACCATCGCCAAGCCCGAGGTGATCGGGCCGGTGGCGACGAGCGGGATGGGCGGCCTGCTGGCGGCGTTCCGCGACACGCTGGCGACCTCGCTGCCGCTGCAGATCGCGCTTGCCGGGCTGCTGCTCGCCGTGCCGCTGGGGCTCGCCTGGTGGCTGGTGACGCGCTCGCGCGCGGTGCGGGCAGGGGATTGAAACCGCGCCGGGCGGAACCCGGTTCCCAACTCATGGAGATGAAGAGATGGGCATTCGTGCAAAAATGGAACTCCAGCTACCACGTCGACTTCAACATTATCGAAGTCCCGAACGGGGGCGCATGATGCGTGGCGGCGTCGAAGTGCAGGAAGCGTTCGACGCCGCCCTCTACGCGGAGGGCGGGCGCGAACGTTCCACCCGGGCCATTCAGCCTCCCCAGCACAGGCCGGAAATGATGCGCAGGCTGTTTCTGCGCTTCCTGGACGAATGCCCGGAGGACCTAACAGTTCAGGAGTTGCGCGAGGCGCTGCAGCCATGAACGCTCTGCCGCTGATCTGGCGGGTCGCCGCAGTGGCACTCCTCGTCGCCACGGTGGGCGGCGGGCTGTGGTCGATCTACGCGATGATCCGCGCCGATGCCTGGCGCGACGGGTTCGCCGCGGCCGAGGCCGAATGCGCGGCCGAGCGGCGGCGGATCGAGATCGCCAACCGCAACGCCATCGACGCGGCCAACCGGCGGCTGATCGAAATGGCCGAACACCTCACGCTCACGGAGTTGCAGCTCGATGACTACGTCAAGGCGATCGACCTCGCGACCGGCGCCGATGCTGGTGGCGCTGCTCTGTGCCTCACTGTTGACGGGGTGCGCCGCCTCAACGCGCTCCCCGTCCGCTAGCGTCGGCGTGCACCTGCCGGCGCTGCCCTCGACGGTGACGCGCTGCGACCGCCCGGTGGCACTGCCCGATGCCGCGCTGAGCCGCGCCGATGTGGAGCGGCTATGGGCACGCGACCGTGCCGCGCTCTCCCGCTGCGGGCTGAGCCTCGAGGCGGTGGTGCGGTTCTACGAGGACATGGGGCGGCGGCTCGATGGGGCGGGGACCTGAGCGCGGCCCGAACACCTGCAACAGCACCGGCGCCGGCACGGCGCTCCACCAAAGGCGGCGGGGATACCGTGGATCAGACGACAATACTGCTCCGCATGGTGGAGCAGCTGCGCGACGACTATGCCCGCGGGCAGGAGGAGGCCAAGCAGAGCCGAAAGGCGCTGCGCGACCGGGTCGACGAACTGGTCGACCGGATGGGCCAACTGGAAACCACCACGGCGCTGTCCGGCCAGACCGACAAGCGGCTGCGGACCGATCTCGACGAGATCAACAAGCGGCTGGGCGGGCAGGGCGACGTCGGCGAGACGGTGGCGGCATGGCGCGACCTGATGCGCACCGGCCGGCGCGTGACGCTGATTGCCTCGCTGGCCGGCATCACCTCGCTGGGCGCGCTCGGGGCGCTGCTGACGGGCGCGTGGGACTGGGTCAGATCGGTGCTGAGGATCAACTGATGGCGCGACTCATCGACGGCGTTGCCGCGGCGGCTGTGATCCTGACGGTCGCCGCGCTGTTTCTGGCGTCGGCGTCAGGTGCGGCTCGCGCTGAAACGGCGCGCTCGCCGAATGCGCTGGCCTGCCAGTCCGTCAAGGTCTCCTGGTACGGCAACGAGCATCACGGCCGGCGCACGGCCTCGGGCGAGGTGTTCGACCAGTGGGGCCTCAGCGCCGCGATGATGGGGCGGCAGCATCTCGGCGAGCGCTGGCGCATCACGCGCGGCGGCAAATCGGTGGTGGTGCGCATCACCGATACCGGCGATTTCGCAAAGTACGGGAGGTTCATGGATCTGAGCCGGGGCGCCTTCTCCCGCCTCGCCGACACCGATGCCGGCGTGATCCGCGTCTGCGTCGAGCAGATCAAGTGATCACCTGGTCGGAGGTGGCGATCATGCTGATCGGGCTCGGCGCGGTCGTGCTGCTGGTCGCGCTGTTCGGTTAGCCAAGGCTGGAAATTCGCTTTATGCGTCAATGCTGGGACAGTGGGTGGATAGCCACCACACGGCATTGACTCTCATGCCGATTGCTATTCCAGTCCCCTCCACCACCTTGCCTTTAAGAGCTTGATTTATATGGCGGTTAGCCACCGCTTTTTTCAGGGTTAGCCACCGGCTGTTCCCGGTTCTCCCCGGATCGGAGCGCCTCCAGCGCGCTGTCGGCAAGGCGTTTCTGGCTTGCGGCCTCGATGTACCGCGTCACCTCCCTGTCGGTGCGGTGCCCGGTGATGGCCTTGATCTGGGCGTGCGTGCAGCCGACCTCGGCGAGCCGCGTTGCTGCGAGTTTGCGCAGCCCATGCGCCGAGCAGTGCTTGAGGCCGGCGGCGTCGCACTGGTCACGGAACCAGTTGCCGAATCCCGCGTCCGTGAACGGCTGCCCGAACTCGGTCACGAGGAAGGTCATCCCCAGCGGCGCCAGCGCCAGCTCGGCGATCAGATCGGGGTGCATCGGGACCGACAGGCGCACCCCCGTCTTGCCCTGCCGGACCGCGATGCGATTCCCATCGACGTGCTGCCGGCCCATGGTGCGGACATCTCCCCGACGCTGCGACGTGTAGAGCATCAGGAACAGCGCGCGCCGCGCCTTGCTGCCGGCCGGGTGCGCGGCCTTGAACCGATCCACCTCGGTTTCGCTCCAGGTGTGGAAACCGTCGCCCTTGTCGCGATACCCCTTGAGCTTGTAGGTCGGATCATCCGGGCGCCATCCGAGATCCATTGCGAGTTGCATCAGCACCCGCAGACGATCGAGAAGGTTGTTCGCCGCCGACGGGCGTCGCGCTCATGTCCCCGATGATTTCCGATATCGCCTGGCGGGTGAGGGTGCGCACCTTCAGGTGCCCGAAATCCCCGCGGAACCGCTCGAGCATGTTGCGATAGGTGCGCCTCGAGCTGTCGGCGAGATCGAGGAACAGGGGGAGCCCGTAATAGGTCGAGATCAGGGCATTGATCGAACCCGGCGCCATGCGCTCGGCAATCCGCTCGCGCTTGTCGGGCAAGGCGTTGCGGCAGCGCTCGAGCTCCTCGCGAAACGCCGCGCTGCCGGGCCGCGCCTTGAAATAATGGGTGGGTCGGCCTTTCTGGCGGAAACGCAGATGCCACCTGCCGTGGCGGTCCCTGAACTCAGTGACGTTCGGCGGCAGCCCGCTGTCTTTTGGCACGGATGGCCCGGCTCCATTCGTCATCGCTCGCGCCATCTTCTTCCCTCGCGCCAAACTCCGCAACGATGTTTCCGGCCCGGTCGATCTCGATGCGGCGGACCGTCTCGCCGGCCGCCTTCGCGCCCTTGAGCAGCCGCGCGATATCGGCCTGGCTAAAGGCGGCAGGCTTGCTCATGGGCGACCCCTGGTGTGGTCGTTCCGCGCCGCGCGAATGGCCGCCCAGTCCGGGCGCCAGGTGACGAGCCCGGCATCCATGGCATCGGCGAGGGCGCGGTAGCCTTCGGGAGTGATGACGATCATGCCGGCTTCGGCGCCGGGTTTGGGCGGGTCGCCAGTCGGCAGCATCAGCAACAATGTGCTGCGTGACATTCGCGTTCAGCAGGAGCTTGTCCAGATGGGATGGCAAGTAGCGGTCGTCTGGGAGTGCGAGGTGGTCCAACAGGATAGTCTTCGCGCAAAGCTACTGGCATACCTGCAACCATGATCACCGCTCGCAACCAACTGATTCGAGAAAGCAAACTCGCTCGCTTGCGCGAGGGCGAGACACCACGCGCACTCGAAATCTGCTCGGGGTGCGGGGGCCTCTCCCTCGGACTGAAGGAAGCCGGGTTCGATCTTTCTGCCCATATTGAAATCGACGAAAAAGCTGCCGCGAGCTACGCCCTCAACTTCGGAGGCAATCGGAAGGCCGACGATCCATGGTCTCTTCCCCGCGACATGCTGAAGTGCTCCGCCGAAAAGCTGGTCACTGATCTCGGCTTCGACACCTCCGCGGCGGAATCCTTTGACGTCCTGGCGGCAGGGCTCCCGTGCCAAGCCTTTGCGCGTATCGGCAGGTCCAAACTGCGATCGGTATCTGGCCGGGAGGACGCGTTCCAGCATGACCCTCGCGCCTCGCTCTATCGTCGCTTCCTGCACTATGTCGAAGACACGCAACCGCTTATCATCCTCCTTGAGAATGTCCCGGACATTCTCAATTTTGGCGGGCATAACGTTCCCGAAGAAATCTGTGAGACCCTCGAACGGGCGGGGTACCGGACGGGCTACACGATCCTGAACGCCGCCTATTTCGGCGTGCCGCAGGTTCGAGAGCGTCTTTTTATCGTCGCGCTTGCAGACGTCCTGGGCGAAGAGCCCGCATTCCCGGAGCCGCTGCACTATCTCGAGCTGCCCCGTGGATATGAAGGGTCACGGCGAGTGGCGTTGAAACACGTCGATCGCGAGAGCGGTCGCTTCCATGAGATATCTGCGCCTTCCAAGGAACTGAGAGGGGCCGTTAGCGCCAAGGCTGCACTCGAAGACCTGCCAAGAATAAGTGAGCACCTCAGCAATCCGTCCACGATCCGTCGTCGAAAGCTTTCAGAAGTTCTTCCCTATCGTGAGTCTAGGGATGGCCTCTCGCCTTACGCGTCGATGATGCGGGCATGGCCCGGTTTCGAAACCAGCGTTGGTGCAGATGGGCACTTGGTGCGACTAACCCCGCGGGATTTCCCCATTTTCGCTGGCATGAGACACGGCGATGACTATCCACATGCTCGCAAGCTTGCGGAGAGGATGTTTCAAGACGCTCTCATTGCGAGCGGCCTTGACCGTGCGGCGAAGGACTCGAAGGCATACCTGGAACTCAGGGCTCAGATGGTGCCGCCCTATGACCCTGAGAAGTTTCCCAACAAATGGTGGAAACTCGATCCCGAAAAACCGTCGCGCACGCTAACCGCGCACATGGGCAAGGACACCTACTCACACATCCACTACGACAGCAGACAGCGTCGCACTGTTTCCGTCCGGGAAGCCGCCCGGCTGCAGTCGTTTCCAGATGGTTTTTTCTTCGCCGGCGCGATGAACGCGGCCTTCCGGCAGATCGGCAATGCAGTTCCGCCACTCCTCGGTCTTGCAGTAGCGAAGGTCCTTAGGGACCAACTGCGTACGCGTTCCGGCACAGACAAAGAGGCATCTGATCGGCAGGCAGCCTGACATGTCGTCCGAGCGCACGATAGAAATCGCTCCGGATGCTTCTGCGCTGATCTCGTCGCTGCGGGGCCTGGGCTACTCTCCTGAAACCGCGCTAGCAGACCTGATCGACAACAGCATCACGGCAAAGGCTCTAGCCGTCGAGATCGATCTGCAATGGAACGACGGGACGCCTGTCGTCGCTGTACTCGACAGCGGGAATGGCATGGACCAGGCGCACCTCGCCCAGGCGATGCGACTGGGGGGCAACGGACCTGACAGCCCGCGCGACGCCGAGGATCTCGGCAGGCCGCGCGCACAGAGGGAGCGCGAGAACTGGTCGGGAACGACGAGGGCGCGGCCGACGCCGGCCATGCCCGCAAGGCGCTCGAGCTGCAGGCGACCAAGGCGCGCCATCACCTGCCCCCCGGCAACGGAGCGTGCCCTGGCATCTGCCGGCAGACGTGCGATTCGTCACGGTCGCCGTGCTCGCAGGGGTGCCACTCCCCCCACTGCTTGAAGAAGAACGGCACTCCTGCGGCGGCGCACTGGTCCCGCAGTGATCGTGCCCAATCGGGATGCATCGGTCGGGCGCCGGTGCCGCTTTCGCCGCCGACGATGACCCAGTTGAGGCAGACTTTGCGCGGCTCTGAGCAGACGCATAGGCCGTCGGCAACCCATCCCGCGCAATCGCTATCATGCAGGTATCGCCCGATGTCGATCGGCCCCAGCAGCGGCTCGGCGGAAATGAACCGCACGGCGGCCGGCGTGGCCAGCAGATGCGGGATGCGCTCGTCAGCGCGCTGCTGATCCTCGACGCTGGTGCCGAGCCAGACGTTCGGCAGGGGCCAGACGCCGAGCCGCACGCGAAGGCCGGGAGGAGCAACCTGCTCAAACATCGGGTGTGGGATCAGGATCACGTTGATGCCGTGCCATACCACCATGTCGCAGGCCAGCTCGTAGACGCGCCGCCCGTCGCGCAACTCGCCGATGTAGTCCCGCATCCGCTCCGGCCGCTTGGTCAGCACCTGGAACGTGTGCTGCGGGCAGAGCGCCATCACGGCGAAGATGCGATCGATCACCGCGTCGGGCACGCCGGGGTGGAACAAGTCCGACGTCGAATTGACGAAGATCATGCGCGGGCGTTTCCAGTGCAGCGGCTTCAGCAGCACGGCATCGGATGCGACGCCGATCTTGCCCGTCCAGACGGGGCCCGCCTTCCAGCCCTGCACCGTGCCGGCATAGTGCGGCGTCGCCGGGTTCATGGCGAGGCGCGGGGCAACGCGGCGCATGGCGTAGCAATTGGTGCAGCCGGGCGACACCAGCGAGCAGCCGGCAATCGGGTTCCACGTCGCCTCGGTCCATTCGATGGGGGATTGGTCGGACATCAGTGGCTCCCGCTCAGGTTGGTGACGTACGCGCGCAGCGCGTCCAAAAACTGCTCTTCGGCCGCCACCCAGGCGAGCACGCGGATCTGCTGGGGCAGGCCCCGTGGGGGCGGGCCGTAGGGGCAGGGGCCGTTGGCCGCCGGCATGGCGCTCGCCCATTCGATGGCGGCGGCGGCGATATCGGCGGCGTCGATGGCGGCGAGAGCCTCGGGCGAGGGTGGCGCGAGGCCGAGGGCGCGGCGAATGGCGGCGTCGATATCGGCCTTGAGCGCGGCAACGGTGGCGAGCGTGCCGGGCAGGCGCGCCTCGAGCGCGCGCATGGTGGGCGTGGTGAGATCGCCGATCAGGTACTCGTGCGCATCGTGCAGCAGCGCATGGATGGCCTCGGCGCGGCAATGCGGCGCGATGCGGAGGAAGCACTCGAGCACCAGCAGCGAGTGCTGCGCGGTGGTGACGGGCAGCTCGGTGGCGCCGGCCCAGCGGTTCTGCCGGGCCAGCCCGTGGGCGATGGCCTCGGGCGTGATGCGGAGCGGCTCGGGGTGCGGCAGGCTGACCAGCCCGGCGGAGGTGGCGATGGCGATGGTCATTTGCCCGGCCCCTCCAGCAGGATGCGGGCGGGGGCGGGCCCCGACACTTCGATCGTGTAGCCACCGGCGCGGCCATTGCCCCGCGTCACGCTGACTTTGAGATCGGGATAACGCTTGCCGTTCTCGTCGATCCCGCCGATCTGCTCGAGCACCTCGTCGCCCATCCGGCGGCGCAGGTCCTCCTCGCAGACAAAGGCGCGAAAGGCAATCGTAGTGGGGGAAATCAGCCGGGCCATCACGCCACCCTCTCGATGTCGATCAGCATGGCCGCATCGGCCTCGAGCTGGGAGACGACGGTGAGCGGGCCACCCTCGTAATCCTGCCGCACCCACTCGCCATTGAGGATGAAATGCCGGCCGGGGTAGATCGGCGCGCCGCGCCGGGCCCGGCGGGCAGCCTCGCGGGCGGCGGCGTAATCGGGGGACGTCGGCGTTCTTGCGCTCACGATGACAACTCCCGCAGAACCTCGTCGAGGCTGATGCAGATGTGATCGGCGAGCAGAGCCATCAGCTCGGGCTCCTCCCCGTCCTGAGTGAGGATCAGCGTCCGCTTTCCGGCGCCGGCCATCCACCCGAGTTCGAGATGCGCCGACCGGCCACACGGCAGGACGAGCAGGCCGACATCGGCCCAGCGCATCGCGGCGAAATCGGCCATGAAGCCTTGCGCTGCGCGGGGGTGCGTATGCAGCGCCGTGCGGTAAGCCTCGGCGGAGCAGGGAATCTCAAGGCCGATCTGCGGCCAGCTGAAGCCCGTGGAGTGCGGTGGGTTGCGGAAATCATAGACCTGGTGACCCGCATAGCGAAGGCTATCGACGATCGCGGGTTGATGCGGGTTTCGCCAGCTGGATGCAAGATAGATGCGGGCCATCGCTCACTCTCCCTGCCGGGCGAGGGTGGCGGCGGCGCGGGGCAGGCCGGAGGCGAGGCGGGCGGCGAGCGTGGCGACGGCGCGGGAGACGCGCTCGGCGCGATACTCGCGATCGTGATCCCACGGCTGCACCGGGGCGGCAGGCTGATCGTGCCGCACCAGCTCGGGATGCACCAGGCGCTTGGCGGTGCCGATGTTGGCGTGGAGCTCCGCCACGCTCAGGTCGCAGGTTTCGACGGCCTCGAGGAAATCCCGCTCGGTGGTGGGGCAGCCCTGCAGCCGGCGGGCGCGGATCACCTCGGCCATGCGCTCGGGAATGGACAGGGCGGCGAGGCCGGGCGGCATCGGCACGCCGGCAGCGCGCGGCGCGCCGGCGGCCGAAACGTCGAAGGCAAGGTGCGACATGTGTCGGGCTCCAGGGGTTGAGACTGGAGCGAATGTTGCTACTCGCGGAACGTCAAGTCAAGCATTGTGTTGCGCCACACGGAACACCGTGTTTCAGGATGCTTTCTTGAGCGCCTCCACGATAACGGCAACCTTGTGCTGATCGTCGGGCGGCATCTCGGCCAAAGAATCAAGTATCGACCAAAGCTGGTTGGTCGGCTCGCGCATGATCAGGTCAGCGGGTGCGCGCCCCAGCGCGTCCGCCAACGCTTCAAGCACTGGCTGCGTGTAAGCCTGCTTGCCGTTTTCAATGCGGCTCAGCGTCGATTTTGAAAAGGTGGGGATGTTCTCACGGACTCGTTCGACCAGCCGATCCTGAGACAGACCGGCGGCTTCGCGCCAGTGTTTCACGAACGTTGGTTGAAATTCCCCGGTATTGCCTATGCGCTTGGACATAGTTCCACGATACGCAACGTGACAAACGTTGTCGTTCCGGTGAGGCGCAACTCGGCACTTGACACAGGGTTGCTGCTGGTGGAACGTTGTGCGTCATGGAACACCCGCTTCGCCTCCGCCGCACTGCAGAACGCCTGAGCGTTGAGGCGCTCGCCTCTCGCGTTGGCGTGACGAAGTCGACGATTTCGCGAATCGAAACATGGCAAGCCGACCCGTCGCTGTCGCTGATCCGCGATTTGTGTCGCGAGTTGCCCGGACTGTCGGCAAACGACTTTATGCAGGAGGTTTCGAGGTGATGCGCTCATCGTGGACGCGGCTTTCGTTGCGGCGCCGGCTTGCCGATGCCTGGTGCGCTTTCACCTGCGGCCACACCCGCCGCGATCTTGCCCGCGCGTCTGACCGCCGCCACGGCCTCGGCAAGATCCGCAGAAGCTGGGGTTTCGATGGCGACCGGCTTGGGCAGACGGGCGGGTGGAACCCGTTTGAGCAGGGCGGCGACCTCCTCGCGATACCGCTGCTCAGCCTCCCGCATCAGATGGCCCGCTTCGAGGGATGGTTCCGCTTTCAGAAGCGCCTGCGCCGCAACGCCGGGCTTGTAGTGCGTGGCGATGGCGACGACGAGCTCGTGCAGCCGCCCCGCGTCGCCGGGGTGCGTCGCGAGGACGTGCTCCAGCACATGCTTGAGCGTGAGCTTCAACAGCTCCGCGCGGATGGTCTCGTGGATCAGCGCCTCGCGGTCGGTGGGGATAGCCATGGCGTCAACGTTCCTCGGTTGCAGACGCAGCGGCCGGCGCGGCGCGCGGCGCGGCTCCTGCACGCGGTGCCGTTCGCGTTCGAGCCGAACTTTCTAGCCGTTGCCCCCGGGTTCGGCGATGCGGGTGACCATGGCGAGGATCGACCGGCTCAGCCCGCGGTGGCGCAGATCGCGAGCCTCGCCCGGCACTATCGCACGGTTGTGTCAATTGCGCCGCTCGCCGGCATCGATGGTGGCCAGCTGCCCGAACATGGCGCGCATGTTGGCCCAGTGAGCCTTGGCCCAGGCCTTGCGCCGCCGCTCGATGTCCGTCGTCTCGGGCAGATTTTTGAACAGTTCGTCCGTCGCACCTATGACGTTGTGGATGGTCGCGGCGCGGTTGGCTCGGTCATCGGTGAGCATAGCGAGCAGGGCGAAGGTGACCAGCTCGTTGGCCAGCAACCGTCCGTGAAGATGGTCGATCTCGTCGTTGGGTTCATTCATGGCGTCGGCTCCCTCATGAAACGCGCCATCCAAGCGGCTTTCGGGCGAGGTGTCCAATGAACCCAGACTGGGACGACGACGACGAGGCGCTGGCGGTGCTGCGCCGGCACCGGGTGATGCCCACCGAGGGCGCGGTGCGGATGGTGCGGATGGGGCTCGATGCCCGGACCAGACGGCCGCTGTGGGCCGAGCTGGTGCTGAGCATTGTCGTGTCGCTGGCCGTTCTCGTGCCGCTGCTCCTGGTGCTGTCGTGAGCTGGCGCGAGCGAGCGCGCGTCTCCAGCGCGAGCCGCAAACCGGCGAGTCCCAACCTTGCGGCGTGGCTGGTGGCGGGCGTGGTCACGCTGTTCGGAGGCGCGGTGATCCTTTCGACGTTCGGGCTGGTACTGTTCGGCATCGCCACCAGCATCGAGGTGCTGGCCGGGCTGGTGCGCTGGGTGGTGGGGTTCGTGCGATGAGCGGCCTTTCGTGTCCCTCGCGCTGGCGCGTGGCCCCCCCCCCCCCCCCCCCCCCCGCCCCCCCCCCCCCCCCCCCGGGGGGGGGGGGGGGGGGGGGGGGGGGGGCGGGCCCCCCTCCCCCCCGCGCGGGGGGGGGGGGGGGGGGGGGGCGGGGGGTGGGTGTTAAGCAGGGGCCGGCGGGGGGGGGGGGGTGGGTGGTCCCCCTCCCGGCCGGTGCCGCGCCCCCCCGC